GTAGTCGCCAATTTGTTTTTTTTCTCGAATGTAGTAAAAGCATTTAATGCAAATGATTTGCATACAGAAATCATTATAAAAGGAACAATAGACGACCCACTCTTTCGAGCAAGTGACGTGGGAGTAATATTAGAAATAAGTAACATAAGAATGTCAATATCGAACCTTCGTCAGCAATTATGCTTTCGCTTTTTAAAATCAAAAGCAAATAATTATTGCGCTACCATTTATTTTTTTTCACACTGATTTTAGGTCCCGCTCCTTTTTTGTTAATGTTTTTCGGGTCATACGCCTCCTCTTCATCGTCAGAATTTAAATCCTTGCTCATCTCCCAGAATTCTTTACTACCGAGTTTGAACGGTCCGTGCTGCTGCGCCTTGTACCAGAAAATTTGGTCCTGTAGCTTATTCGACTTGGCATTGTTATTTATCACCAAACACTCGAAATTTTCAGTGCACTGGTCCATCACCTGACAGAACGACTCAAATGTCGGAAACATGCCCGCATAATTTTCATAGATTCGTTTTCGGTTACCTATGTACGGCTCTCGCAGGATAAACACGTAGTCAATGTTGGTTCTCAAATTGGGCGGAATGCCTAAAGGATATTGCATTGTGATGACCAGCATAATCTTCCAGTGTCTCCCATTCATGAAGAGGAGACGCATCATAGTGTCGCGGGTCCATTTATTATCGAACAAGCAATCATCGAGGACGACGAATGTTCGGGGGTCTATGGTGCTCCGTTTGTATGATTCCATTTCTTTTTTGACTTGTTTTAGTACAGCTTTTTGTCGTTTCAGGATATTTTCTATGATGGCGGTGTTGTATGCGTCGTGGATGAATAGTTTCGGGACGTGTTCTCCGAAGAATCCGTTGCCTGCTTCTGTTCCTGAAATGACGGTTCCGATGGGGATATCCTGGTGGTAATACATGAGGTCTTTTACGAGGAAACTTTTACCGGTATCACGACGACCGATGAGGACGATAACTGGACCTTTATTTTCATCCGGTCTAAAACTAATTGAGCGCATATCAAATTTCCCTAGTTCTAAATTCATATTTTAATATGCTTGTTTAAAGTTGAATGAATGTGCTATATATCCTGTAATAATAAAAAAAATGCATGTGTTGAACTAATTTGAATTTAGTATAATAATAAAATAATAATAAATGTAATAAATGAATGTAATAAAATATAAGTTTAAATAGTTGTATTTTTCTATTTATAGAAAGTAATATTTCATTTATTTGCCGTTATGTCTATTCCTGTCAACCCTCTTCCTGTCATTCTTCCTGTCAACCCTCTTCCTGTCATTCCTCCCGTTATTCCCGTTGTTGATTCTGATGCAACATCCGCAACATCCGCAACAAGCGTATCAGATGGCGAATTAAAATTTAAACTGTTTTACCAAAAACCGAAAAATGATAATGTTCTTAAAGATTTAGAAATGTCATCAATGGGATTAAAAAAATGTCAAAATTATATTCCAATTTATTCAAAATTCTTCTCTCTCAATGACACAAACTATAATTCAATTAATCTTAACCAGAAACACAGCGCCAAAACAATATTGGCTTGTTCGGCTTTACCAGGTGATGACGGTGTGCCGAAAAATTGTGGAAATGCAATCATTTTTCCGAATCCTAATACAAAACAAGAAGATTCTTCTTCTGCAAGTGCGACTACTCCTGTATTTTTCAAATTCTCTCCTTTGCTTGACCCGATTAAATATTTAGCCGGAAGTTATAATTTCAAGGGAACCGCCGGTGCGGCGGATGGAGTTGAGGGAGGAGTCCGCTCGTCGTCGTGTTATCTAGATTCCTTATTAAGCTTGCCATCCATTCATTCAACTCCGTTTTCTTTTGATTCAGCCACAATCCTGAGGGAACGTAGTTCCCCCACACCCCCTCCTTTCACAGAGGGGGTCGTAGGGGGGTCCCCTACCACAACAAATTCTGTAAATGTTGAAGAAGGAAAAAAATATAACCATTACAAAATATTAGATACTAATAATTCGGCATATGTCGACGGATTCTTTTCTTATTTATCAAGCCAATTATTAAACACTCACGGATTTATTCATGGTATAGATTTTTACGGATCATATTTGGCAATTCAAGACGAATTTACAATCAACATTATTGACGACTATGATTACCTAATGAAGAATGATTTTTTTAAAGAAAAAAACGGGACTCTTTTCAAGTTCGATGAAACAGCATTTGAAGATTGTAGCGACGACGACAATGACGATCACAAAAATGGTGGTGAAAAGAAAAAACAAACTAGAAATCGTAATCGTAATCCTAAATTGAATATTATTCAAGACAAAAACAGCGACGAAATTCAAATTGATGTTGTCGATGTTGACATTTTTTTTAAGGATAGTCTTGCAAAAGGTGAACTGACCGAGCTGACCGAGCTAACCGATTCGCATATTTTCAACCCTAAAAGCAGCGAAGAATATAATATTAATAACATGTCATGTAATTCCTCATCATCTTCGGTTTCATGTTCTTCAAGGTCGTCACACACAACAACAGACAACGATAACAATGATGATTCGGCGCGTTTAAGCGACGACGACGACAGCGACCGAAACAGTAAAAGCGAAAGTGACAGCAATAGCGAAAGTGACAGCAATAGCGAAAGTGACAGCAACAGAAGCGGAGACACAGAATCGTCATTTAAAACAATTGATGATGATGACGACTATGAAGAAGAAGAAATATTGAATGCAGTTATTTATAAATTTCCCGTTGAAGTCATTATGCTTGAACGTTGCACAAAAACGCTTGATTGGTTAATGGTAAATGACATTCTATCGGATGGAGAATGGGAAGCCGCATTAATGCAAATCGTCATGACACTGGCAACATATCAAAAAATATTTTCATTTACGCACAACGACTTGCACACAAATAATGTAATGTTTATTGACACAGAAAAAGAATACATTTATTATTTTTTCAACAAGAAATATTACAAGGTTCCGACGTTTGGTAGAATATTTAAAATCATTGATTTTGGTCGGTCAATTTACAAATTTAATTCCACTCTGGTTTGTAGCGATAGTTTTCACAAAAGCGGAGACGCTGCCACGCAATATAACTGCGAACCCTATTTGAATGACAAAAAACCGTGTATTCAGCCGAATTTCAGTTTCGATTTATGCAGACTGGGTTGCTCGCTCTTTGATTTTTTTATTGAAAATATGGAAGATGTTGCGCGCGAGTGTAAAAAAAATCGATTGGTATCCCTTGTTGTCGATTGGGTAACCGATGATGAGGGACGCAATATTTTGTACAAGAAGGACGGAGTTGACAGATACCCCGATTTTAAATTGTATAAAATGATTGCGCGAACGGTTCATAATAAAGTCCCGTCACAACAGCTCAAACATCGTGTATTCACTCAATACGAAGTTACACAAAAAAGTATTAAAAATGTTTCAAAAACTGAAATTATAAATATTGATAAATTCCCTGTTTATATTATTTAGCATTAATTTATTCATACAAATATACAACAACTTATAATTCTGAAGATGCAACAGTTTTTACCATTTTGATATATAAAATTGTAAATGCAAATGCAAATGCAAAGTCAACATAAATGGATTGTACCATTTTTTGAAACATGTTGTAAATCAACATCAAAATAATGAATTTGACAAATACAGTATTTGACCACAAGTTTTCTATTTTTTTTGTTTCATCGTCTTCGTCTTCGACGGAAGAATCGTCGTCATCGACTGAATTGTCGTCATCGTCGTCGTCTTCTTCTTCTTGTGTTTCTTCTGTTCCTTCTGTTCCTTCTGTTTCTTTTTCCTTTACATTATTTTTCAAATCTTCCTCATTCAAACGCTTCAATCTATTCATAATTTGTTCATACGGCGAAAACATAACGTATGTTCCGCTTTTTTGACACCAGTATCCGACCTCTTCATTTGTGTCAATGTCATACAAATGAGGATTGCCTTTTTCGTCAGATTTCACGTAAAACGGTCTTCCGTTGATTTCCAGTATGGTTTGTTGTGTTTGTTCAGTTGCCATTTTATTCAGGTGAAGCTTTTGTAGACTGCTGTTGTTTACTGCACATGTGAGGCAACTGTTACATTTTCAATTTTTAAAATAATGCAGTTAAATAGAGTTGATCAAAAAATGAAATATAAACACATTATTAAAAAATTACAAATAATATGAAATTTCAGATTTCTTTTAAATATTAAAAAAATTGATAATATTGATAATAAAGATAGATTTCATAGCCATTAAAAAATGCAACAATATCAACAGTATCCCACAATATACGCTCCGACTGAAAGAGCATTACGCCAGTGTAAAAGACAAATCATGTCGGGTGGATTGGTCGCTTTTCCAACAGAAACAGTTTATGGATTGGGCGCCGACGGATTAAATCCAGATGCCGTTAATAAAATATTTGAATGGAAAGGACGACCCAATAATAATCCAATAATTTTACACTTTTCTCAAATGTCTCAACTTTCAAAAATAACAAATTTGACACAATTGGAATTACGCGCCATGCTTCTTATTGCAAACGAGTGCTGGCCTGGACCATTAACTTTGGTATTACGAGCATCGGATATAGTGCCTAAAGAAGTAACCGCCGGTAAAAGCTTTGTAGGTGTTAGAATGCCGAATGATAGTGTAGCTCTTGCACTAATAAATGAGTGCTCGTGCCTAATTGCTGCACCAAGTGCCAATCTATCTGGACATTGCTCACCCTATACGGCTCAGCATGTCGCGAATGATTTTCATGATCGTAATTTAACAATTTTAGATGATTCGGAAAATCGATTTTCACGATGCGGCATTGAATCGTCTGTAATAAAATTAGATGAAAATGTTCCCGGTGTTCCCGGCTCGTTGAAGGTAACAGTTCTCCGCACCGGTTTAGTTGGTGGAAATAGAATAAAACGAATTTTAGATGCACATAATGTTCCATTTCATTTGGAATATTATGTTCGTTTGGGTAGTGACAGTGAAAAAACAGGTATGGAT